ATAGTGGTTCAAGTGGAACTTCAGGAACAGGCGGTTCGTCAGGTTCTTCAGGGAATAGTGGTTCAAGCGGCACTTCAGGAACAGGAGGTTCGTCAGGTTCTTCAGGCGATAGTGGTTCAAGTGGAACTTCAGGAACAGGCGGTTCAAGCGGTACTTCAGGAACAGGAGGTTCAAGCGGTACTTCAGGAACAGGAGGTTCGTCAGGTTCTTCAGGCGATAGTGGTTCAAGTGGAACTTCAGGAACAGGCGGTTCGTCAGGTTCTTCAGGCGATAGTGGTTCAAGTGGTACTTCAGGAACAGGCGGTTCAAGTGGTACTTCAGGTTCATCGGGTTCAAGCGGAAGCACGGGGACATCGGGCTCAACGGGCTCAAGCGGGTCAAGCGGAAGCGCAGGAACGTCAGGTTCAACAGGTTCAAGCGGAAGTGCAGGAACCTCAGGCTCTACAGGTTCATCAGGAACGTCAGGCTCTACGGGTTCATCGGGAACATCGGCATCAAGTGGAAGTTCAGGTAGCGCAGGTACTTCAGGAGAAAGCGGTAGCGCAGGTACTTCAGGTTCTACAGGTTCAAGCGGTTCAAGCGGAAGCACGGGGACATCGGGCTCAACGGGCTCAAGCGGGTCAAGCGGAAGCGCAGGAACAGGCGGTTCAAGCGGTACTTCAGGAACAGGAGGTTCGTCAGGTTCGTCAGGCGATAGTGGTTCAAGTGGAACTTCAGGAACAGGCGGTTCAAGCGGTACTTCAGGAACAGGCGGTTCGTCAGGTTCTTCAGGCGATAGTGGTTCAAGTGGAACTTCAGGAACAGGCGGTTCAAGTGGTACTTCAGGTTCATCGGGTTCAAGCGGAAGCACGGGGACATCGGGCTCAACGGGCTCAAGCGGGTCAAGCGGAAGCGCAGGAACGTCGGGTTCAACAGGAACAAGTGGTAGCACGGGAACATCGGGTTCTTCAGGAACAAGTGGAAGCACGGGTTCAAGCGGTTCAACAGGTTCAAGTGGTACTTCGGGCTCAAGCGGTACGAGCGGTAGCACGGGTTCAAGTGGTACAAGCGGTTCTACAGGAACTTCGGGTTCTGCAGGAAGTGCAGGCTCAAGTGGTTCAACGGGTTCTTCAGGAACATCGGGCTCAAGCGGTACAAGCGGTAGCACAGGTTCTTCGGGTTCTACAGGTTCTTCAGGCACATCAGGTTCATCAGCAACTTCGGGCTCTGCAGGCTCTTCGGGAACTGCGGGTTCTGCAGGTTCATCAGGAACTTCAGGGGCAAATGGTTCATCGGGAACAAGCGGAAGCGCGGGTTCTTCGGGTTCTACAGGTTCATCAGGCACATCAGGCTCAAGCGGAACATCAGGAAGCGCGGGTTCAAGCGGTTCAACAGGTTCAAGTGGTACATCGGGCTCAAGCGGTACGAGCGGTAGCACGGGCTCAAGTGGTTCTACGGGTTCTTCAGGAACATCAGGTTCTACAGGTTCTTCGGGGTCTACAGGAACATCAGGTTCTACAGGAACTTCAGGTTCAAGTGGTTCATCAGGAACTTCGGGCGCAAATGGTTCAAGCGGAACGAGCGGAAGTGCGGGTTCAAGCGGTTCAACGGGTTCATCAGGAACGAGCGGCTCAAGTGGAACGAGCGGAAGTACAGGCTCAAGCGGTTCAACAGGGTCCTCAGGAACTTCAGGTTCTTCAGGAACATCGGCATCAAGCGGAACTTCAGGAACTGCAGGTACTTCAGGAAGTGCAGGAACTTCAGGTGAAAACGGTTCTTCAGGAACGTCAGGCTCAAGCGGAAGTGCGGGTTCAACAGGTTCTTCAGGAACCTCAGGTTCAAGCGGAACGAGTGGTAGCACAGGCTCAAGTGGTTCTACAGGCTCAAGTGGTACTTCGGGTTCGTCAGCAACTTCAGGCTCTACGGGTTCATCAGGAACCTCGGGAGCGAATGGCTCTTCAGGTACTTCAGGTTCATCAGGAAGTGCAGGTACGAGTGGTTCAACAGGCTCAAGCGGAACCTCAGGTTCTTCAGGAACAAGCGGAAGCACAGGTTCAAGCGGTTCAACAGGCTCAAGCGGAACCTCAGGTACATCAGCAACTTCGGGTTCTGCAGGTTCAAGCGGTACATCGGGTTCTACGGGTTCATCGGGAACATCGGGTTCTGCAGGTTCATCAGGAACCTCAGGTTCTGTAGGTTCTTCAGGAACTTCGGGTTCTGCAGGCTCAAGCGGTACAAGTGGAAGCACGGGTTCAAGTGGTTCAACAGGTTCATCAGGAACGTCAGGTACGTCAGCAACGTCGGGTTCTGCGGGTTCAAGCGGTTCAACAGGTTCAAGCGGAACGTCAGGCTCAAGCGGTACGAGCGGTAGCACGGGTTCAAGTGGTTCTACGGGTTCAAGTGGTACTTCGGGTTCTACGGGTTCAAGCGGCACTTCGGGTGCAAATGGTTCAAGTGGTACAAGCGGTTCTGCAGGTTCGTCAGGAACTGCAGGTTCTGCAGGTTCATCAGGAACCTCAGGTGCAAATGGCTCATCAGGTACATCGGGTTCATCAGGAAGCGCAGGCTCAAGTGGTTCAACGGGTTCAAGCGGAACATCGGGTTCTTCAGGAACAAGCGGAAGCACGGGTTCAAGCGGTTCTACGGGTTCATCAGGAACTTCGGGTTCTGCAGGAACCTCAGGTTCAAGTGGTTCTTCAGGAACATCGGGAGCGAATGGTTCAAGCGGAACGAGCGGAAGTGCGGGTTCAAGCGGGTCAACAGGTTCATCAGGAACGAGCGGCTCAAGCGGAACAAGCGGAAGCACAGGGTCAAGTGGGTCAACAGGTTCATCAGGAACGTCAGGTTCATCAGGAACTTCGGCATCGAGCGGAAGTTCAGGAAGCGCAGGTACTTCAGGAAGTGCAGGAACATCAGGGGCAAATGGTTCATCAGGAACTTCAGGTTCTTCAGGAAGCGCAGGCTCATCGGGCTCTACGGGTTCTTCAGGAACGTCAGGTTCAAGCGGAACAAGCGGAAGTGCGGGTTCAAGCGGCTCTACGGGTTCTTCAGGAACGAGTGGTAGCGCGGGTTCTTCAGGCACATCAGGTTCTGCAGGCTCTTCAGGAACATCAGGAGCAAACGGCTCAAGTGGCACATCGGGCTCTTCAGGAAGCGCGGGCTCTTCGGGTTCTACAGGAAGTTCAGGAACCTCGGGTTCAAGTGGAACGAGCGGTAGCACAGGTTCTTCGGGTTCTACGGGCTCTTCAGGCACATCAGGCTCAAGCGGAACATCCGCATCAAGTGGTTCTTCGGGTACATCGGGTTCCGCAGGTTCTTCAGGAACCTCGGGAGCAAATGGCTCTTCAGGAACTTCGGGCTCTGCAGGTAGTGCGGGCTCAAGTGGTTCAACAGGCTCTTCAGGAACATCAGGGTCAAGCGGAACATCAGGAAGCACAGGTTCAAGTGGTTCTACGGGTTCGTCAGGAACTTCGGGTTCTTCAGCAACATCAGGCTCTGCGGGTTCTTCGGGAACGGCAGGCTCTTCAGGTTCTTCGGGAACTTCGGGCGCAAACGGCTCAAGTGGTACTTCAGGTTCTGCAGGTTCTACAGGCTCAAGTGGTACTTCGGGTTCTACAGGCTCAAGTGGTACTTCGGGTTCTTCAGGAACTTCGGGCACAGCGGGTTCAAGTGGTACTTCAGGAAGTACAGGCTCAAGCGGTTCTACGGGTTCATCAGGAACGAGTGGTTCTTCAGGCACCTCGGGTGCAAACGGTTCAAGCGGAACTTCGGGTTCTTCGGGTAGTGCGGGGTCAAGTGGCTCTACAGGCTCATCAGGAACATCAGGTTCAAGCGGTACAAGTGGTAGCACAGGTTCTTCAGGCTCTACGGGTTCTTCAGGGACATCAGGCTCATCAGCAACTTCGGGCTCTGCAGGTTCGTCAGGGACTTCAGGAAGTGCGGGTTCATCAGGTACTTCGGGAGCAAATGGTTCGAGCGGAACAAGCGGTAGCGCAGGTTCTTCGGGTTCTACAGGTTCATCAGGCACCTCAGGTTCAAGCGGAACAAGCGGAAGTGCAGGCTCAAGCGGTTCTACGGGTTCAAGCGGAACATCAGGCTCTGCAGGTTCAAGTGGCACTTCGGGTTCTGCAGGTTCTTCAGGAAGTGCGGGCTCATCAGGTACTTCAGGCGCAAATGGTTCAAGCGGAACAAGCGGAAGCGCAGGTTCTTCAGGAAGCACAGGTTCATCAGGAACATCGGGTTCTTCAGGAACAAGCGGTAGCACGGGTTCTTCGGGGTCTACAGGCTCAAGCGGAACAAGCGGTAGCGCAGGTTCTTCAGGAACATCGGCATCAAGTGGAAGTTCAGGAAGCGCAGGTACATCAGGAAGTTCAGGAACATCAGGGGCCAACGGCTCAAGCGGTACTTCAGGTTCTGCAGGCAGTGCGGGCTCAAGTGGTTCTACAGGTTCAAGTGGTACTTCGGGTTCATCAGGAACAAGTGGTAGCACGGGTTCAAGTGGTTCGACAGGTTCATCAGGTTCTACAGGCTCATCAGGTTCTACAGGGACTTCAGGCTCAAGCGGTTCATCAGGAACTTCAGGAGCAAACGGTTCAAGTGGTACAAGCGGTAGTGCGGGTTCGTCAGGTTCCACAGGTTCTTCAGGGACATCAGGCTCAAGCGGAACATCAGGAAGCGCGGGTTCAAGCGGCTCTACGGGCTCTTCAGGCACATCAGGTTCTTCAGCAACTTCGGGTTCTGCAGGTTCATCAGGAACTGCAGGCTCTGCAGGTTCTTCGGGAACTTCAGGTGCAAATGGCTCAAGCGGTTCAAGCGGAACAAGTGGTAGTTCGGGTTCTTCAGGCTCTACAGGTTCTTCAGGAACATCAGGTTCAAGCGGAACAAGCGGAAGCGCGGGTTCTTCGGGTTCAACGGGTTCAAGCGGTACAAGCGGCTCTTCAGGAACATCGGCATCAAGCGGAAGTTCAGGAAGCGCAGGCACATCAGGTAGTTCGGGTACTTCAGGAGCAAATGGTTCAAGTGGCTCAAGTGGAACAAGTGGTTCTTCAGGAAGCGCAGGTTCAACAGGGTCATCAGGCTCATCAGGAACTTCGGGTTCGAGCGGAACAAGTGGTTCAACAGGTTCAAGCGGCTCTACGGGCTCAAGTGGGTCTACGGGTACATCGGGTTCAAGCGGTTCAAGCGGAACTTCGGGAGCAAATGGTTCAAGTGGTTCATCAGGAACAAGTGGTAGTGCAGGTTCAAGTGGAACAAGTGGTTCTGCGGGTTCATCAGGAACATCAGGCTCTGCAGGCTCTTCGGGAACTTCAGGCACAGCGGGTTCAAGTGGAACATCAGGAACACGTGGTTCTTCAGGTTCATCAGGCTCTACAGGTTCTTCAGGGACTTCGGGTTCATCAGGAACAAGTGGTAGCACGGGTTCATCAGGCTCTACAGGTTCAAGCGGAACATCAGGCTCTTCGGGAACATCTGCATCAAGCGGAAGTTCAGGAAGCGCGGGTACATCGGGCTCAAGCGGAACTTCAGGAGCGAATGGTTCGTCAGGTACTTCGGGCTCTTCAGGAAGTGCGGGTTCAAGCGGTTCAACAGGTTCTTCAGGCACATCAGGCTCAAGCGGTACATCAGGAAGCGCAGGTTCAAGTGGTTCTACAGGTTCTTCAGGAACAAGCGGTAGCGCAGGTTCTTCAGGCACATCGGGTTCTGCAGGCTCGTCAGGCACATCAGGTGCAAATGGCTCATCAGGAACATCGGGTTCTTCAGGTAGTGCGGGTTCATCGGGTTCTACGGGTTCTTCAGGAACATCAGGCTCAAGCGGTACATCAGGAAGCGCAGGTTCTTCAGGCTCTACAGGCTCAAGTGGAACAAGCGGTAGCGCAGGTTCTTCAGGCACATCAGGTTCTGCAGGCTCTTCAGGCACATCAGGTGCAAACGGTTCAAGTGGTACAAGTGGCTCAAGCGGAAGCGCAGGTTCAAGCGGTTCTACGGGAAGTTCAGGAACCTCGGGTTCAAGTGGAACAAGTGGTAGCACAGGTTCAAGCGGGTCAACAGGTTCAAGCGGAACGAGTGGTAGTGCAGGTTCTTCAGGAACATCAGGCTCGGCAGGTTCAAGCGGAACGAGTGGTAGCGCAGGTTCTTCAGGCACATCAGGCACAGCAGGTTCAAGTGGTACTTCGGGAACACGTGGTTCTTCAGGTTCATCAGGTTCTACAGGAACGAGCGGTTCAAGCGGAACAAGTGGAAGCACAGGTTCAAGCGGCTCTACGGGCTCAAGTGGTACTTCGGGTTCGTCAGGAACCTCGGCATCAAGCGGAAGTTCAGGAAGTGCGGGTACCTCAGGTAGTTCAGGAACTTCAGGGGCAAATGGCTCAAGTGGCTCAAGTGGAACAGCAGGTTCTTCAGGAAGCGCGGGTTCTTCAGGTTCTACAGGTTCTTCGGGAACAAGTGGTTCATCAGGAACGAGTGGTAGCACGGGCTCAAGCGGTTCTACAGGCTCAAGTGGGTCTACGGGAACATCGGGGTCAAGTGGCTCAAGCGGAACATCAGGGGCAAATGGCTCAAGTGGTTCTTCAGGAACGAGCGGAAGCGCAGGCTCATCAGGAACTTCGGGTTCAGCGGGCTCATCAGGAACGAGCGGAAGCGCAGGTTCAAGCGGAACAAGTGGTAGCGCAGGTTCAAGCGGGTCAACGGGCTCTTCGGGAACTTCAGGCTCAAGTGGCTCGTCGGGTACATCGGGTGCCAACGGCTCAAGTGGCTCAAGCGGAACAGCAGGTTCTTCAGGAAGTGCGGGTTCTACGGGTTCTTCAGGGTCTTCAGGCACAGCAGGGTCGTCAGGTACGGCAGGTTCTTCGGGTAGTGCGGGCTCAAGTGGCTCTACAGGCTCAAGCGGTACTGCGGGCTCAAGCGGCTCTTCAGGCACATCGGGTGCAAATGGCTCAAGTGGTTCTGCAGGTTCAAGTGGTACTTCAGGAACAGCAGGTTCAAGTGGTACTTCAGGAACGCGAGGTTCGTCAGGGTCATCAGGCTCTACAGGTTCAAGTGGGTCTACGGGTACGTCAGGCTCAAGCGGTTCAAGTGGCACATCGGGCTCGAGCGGGTCTTCAGGCACATCAGGAGCGAATGGTTCAAGCGGCTCTTCAGGAACAAGTGGTTCTTCAGGAAGCACGGGTTCAAGTGGGTCTACGGGTTCATCAGGAACAGCAGGTTCTTCAGGAAGTGCGGGTTCTACAGGGTCTTCAGGCTCTTCAGGAACAGCAGGTTCATCAGGTACATCGGCATCAAGTGGTAGTTCAGGAAGTGCAGGCACATCAGGCGCAAATGGCTCGAGCGGCTCAAGCGGAACGAGCGGTTCTTCAGGAAGCGCGGGTTCTACAGGGTCTTCAGGCTCTTCAGGAACAGCAGGTTCATCAGGCACATCGGGTTCTGCGGGTAGTGCAGGCTCAAGCGGCTCTACGGGCTCAAGCGGTACATCAGGCTCAAGCGGGTCTTCGGGTACATCAGGTGCAAATGGCTCAAGCGGTTCAAGTGGAACAAGCGGGTCTGCAGGTTCAAGTGGTTCTACGGGCTCATCGGGTTCGTCAGGAACTGCAGGTTCAAGCGGTACTGCAGGTTCTTCAGGTTCTACAGGCTCAAGCGGGTCTACGGGCTCAAGCGGAACTGCGGGTTCAAGCGGGTCTTCAGGCACATCGGGTGCAAATGGCTCAAGCGGTTCAAGTGGAACAAGTGGTTCTGCGGGGTCTTCGGGAACTTCGGGAACAGCGGGGTCAAGCGGTACTTCAGGAACTCGGGGTTCATCGGGTTCATCGGGTTCGACAGGCTCAAGTGGTTCAACGGGTACATCAGGCTCAAGCGGTTCGAGCGGAAGCGCGGGTACGTCAGGTGCAAACGGTTCGAGCGGAACAAGCGGTTCTTCAGGAAGTGCGGGTTCTACAGGCTCTTCAGGCTCTTCAGGAACAAGTGGTTCAAGCGGAACAAGCGGAAGTGCAGGTTCAAGCGGTTCTACAGGCTCAAGTGGGTCTACGGGTACTTCGGGCTCAAGTGGCTCAAGCGGAAGTGCAGGCACATCAGGTGCAAACGGTTCTTCAGGAACGGCAGGTTCTTCAGGAAGCGCAGGTTCAAGTGGGTCTACGGGTTCTTCAGGAACTGCAGGTTCTTCAGGTAGTGCAGGTTCTACGGGTTCTTCGGGTTCTTCAGGAACTGCGGGTTCGAGTGGAACTTCGGGCTCATCAGGAAGCGCAGGTTCAAGCGGAAGCGCGGGTACATCGGGTGCAAATGGTTCAAGCGGAACTTCGGGCTCATCAGGAAGTGCAGGTTCTACGGGCTCATCAGGTTCGTCAGGAACTGCAGGCTCAAGTGGAACATCAGGAACGAGGGGTTCTTCAGGCTCAAGCGGTTCTACGGGTTCCTCAGGCTCCACAGGAACCTCAGGCTCAAGCGGAAGCGCAGGCACATCAGGTGCAAACGGTTCTTCAGGAACGTCAGGTTCTTCAGGAAGCGCAGGTTCAAGTGGGTCGACAGGGTCAAGTGGAACATCAGGTTCTTCAGGAAGTGCGGGTTCTACAGGCTCATCAGGTTCTTCGGGAACAGCGGGTTCATCAGGAACATCGGCATCAAGTGGAAGTTCAGGAAGCGCAGGTACTTCAGGGGCAAACGGTTCTTCGGGTACTTCGGGCTCATCAGGAAGCGCAGGTTCTACGGGCTCATCAGGCTCAAGCGGAACAGCGGGCTCATCAGGAAGCGCAGGTTCGAGTGGCTCTACAGGGTCAAGCGGAACAGCGGGCTCATCAGGAAGTGCAGGTTCTACGGGTTCAAGCGGTTCTACGGGTACATCGGGCTCAAGCGGTTCGAGTGGAAACACGGGGGCAGCGGGGTCAAGCGGAACGAGTGGGTCTTCAGGTAGCGCAGGTTCAACGGGTTCGAGCGGGTCTTCAGGAACTGCGGGTTCTTCAGGAACATCGGGCACAAGAGGTTCATCAGGTTCAAGTGGGTCTACAGGTTCGAGTGGTTCTACGGGTACATCAGGCTCAAGCGGTTCGAGTGGAAACACAGGAGCAGCGGGGTCAAGCGGAACGAGCGGGTCTTCAGGAAGTGCAGGTTCGACAGGTTCAAGTGGTTCTACAGGTACATCGGGCTCAAGCGGTTCGAGTGGAAACACGGGCGCAGCGGGTTCAAGTGGAACGAGCGGGTCTTCAGGCAGCGCAGGTTCGACAGGTTCAAGTGGTTCTACGGGTACATCGGGCTCAAGCGGTTCGAGTGGAAACACAGGTGCTGCGGGTTCAAGTGGAACGAGCGGTTCGAGTGGAAACACAGGTGCGGCAGGTTCTTCGGGAACTTCAGGCTCAAGCGGCTCAAGTGGTAACACAGGTGCGGCAGGTTCAAGCGGAACGAGCGGTTCGAGTGGAAACACGGGTGCGGCAGGTTCATCAGGGACTTCAGGTGCAAACGGTGCTGCGGGCTCAAGCGGAACAAGCGGTTCATCAGGAACTTCAGGCGCAAACGGAGCGGCAGGTTCTTCAGGAACGTCGGGTACACGAGGTTCATCAGGAACTTCGGGCGCAAACGGAGCAAACGGTTCGTCAGGAACTTCAGGCGCAAACGGAGCAAATGGTTCGTCAGGAACTTCGGGAGCAAATGGAGCGGCAGGTTCTTCGGGAACTTCGGGCGCAAATGGAGCGGCAGGTTCCTCGGGAACTTCGGGTACACGTGGTTCAAGTGGAACATCGGGTGCAAATGGAGCAAATGGTTCATCAGGTACGTCAGGCGCGAATGGAGCAAACGGTTCATCAGGTACATCAGGCGCGAATGGGGCGGCAGGTGCTGCAGGTTCATCAGGTACGAGCGGTACGAGCGTAGCGGTGAGCGGTACGACAAACAGAATCGTTAAATTCACTGCATCGACCACGATAGGAAACGCAAACGCGTCCGACGATGGAACGACATTCGAAGTATTGAATACGGTTGGATTTAAGGCAGCCAAATCGTTAGCGGTAGGTGCTTTGTCACCATCCGCAACCACAGGACGAATTGATGCTTCAAACGACATCGTAGCGTTCTCTACATCAGACAAACGATTCAAAGAAAACGTGAAGCGAATTGAAAACGCTCTCGAGAAAATCAAGACAATCGGTGGATACTCATTCGATTGGCGCGAGGAAGGCTTCGAGGCTCACGGATTCAAAGGAAGTGATGTCGGAGTAATCGCGCAAGTATGAGCGCAATTTACGGGGAGGCCAACGTAGGTGGCCCCCCGAGCGACTTGGCGGTTAGTGACTTATTCAAATTGTCATATTTTGAAAGTAACGCTTTCGGTGGTCCCTTGGCATATAATGCTTGGGGTATTTATGGAAATGCGAGTGGCGCAGACAGAATTTATGGACTTTCGGCAAGTAACACCAATAATAACTTTAATCAATTTGCGAGCAAAGTTTACTATATGGATAATTCAACGTATGCTAACTATGTAGATGTAGTCAACAATTTAGTAGCACCCCCCCCTCCTGACCCACCTGATTTGAACGATATAACTGTTTTTTGTAGATTATATGATTCTACAGGTGTTTATCAATATAGTTTGTTTCAGTCCTTAATAGCCGCAGGTGGTAGTGCAAGTCAAATATTTAGTAACACGACTGAACCTATTTTGGCAGTAGCATATTGGGAAGTTCAGTTTCAGCCATCGAGTCCTATGTTTGCAGGTACAACGTGTAATATAGATATAAATAATACAGGCAAAGTCAGTGGTGGAACTATCAATGCAATGGGAATTACAACCTTTTCATTTAGTACATACGGTAGTGAATTAGTAGCATCAAATTCATCAGGGTACATTGGCACTTACTTTGATATTTCAATAGGTTAAGTAAATTTGAAGTGAATAAAAATGTAACTATGGAAAAAATATTATTATCAGAAGAAGAATTAAATGAATCACGAATCATTTCTCAAATTCAAAATGACTTGAATTCTCAAATCGCGACTTTCACAAGACAAATTGAATCGTTAAAATCCAAGCGTAAATATGCAATCCAAGAATTCACAGAATTAGAGGAAAAAAACAAAGTCTTTTATGAGCATATTACTAAGAAATACGGTGTTGGAAGCATTGATTTGGACACGGGTGAGTTTACCCTAATAAATATCAAATGATAGTTGTTTTTTATGGGAAAAGAAACTCAGGCAAGACAACTCTTTGCCGTGAGTTTTATGGTTGGGTAAAACAGAATTTGCCTCTCAGATGTCATTACTTAGATGCAGACAAACTTCGGTTTGTTTATGGTCTAAAAGGATTCTCTGAGCAAACAGAAAGAGCATTGGTACAAAAAGCGATGGAAATATCGCGTTATGAGGAAAGTTTAAATGACGTTGTTTTGATTAGTATTTCTTTTGCATATAAGGACCAAAGAGAAGTTTTTGAAGAAAACAGGGGAATTTTATGGATACCTTTGACACACGATGAGTCTCAAAGGCCCACGAATAAAAAAGAATTTGAAAACGCTCAGTTCGAAAAATTGGAAAATGAAATTGACACATCGCAAAATGATGTGAAATCGGCATTAAATACAGTAATCCAACGCTACAAAGATTTTTGTGTAACTTCGCAATACAAGGGGAAATGACAACTCAACAGCAACAAAGCGCAATGATTGAAAAATGGGTAAATCGCATACTTCTTGGAATATGCGCATTTTTCTGTGCTCAATTATTTGCGGATATGAAAACTCAACGTCACGACATAGAAGAAGTGAAATTGAGTAACGCGAGAATTGAAACGGAAATAAAGTACATCAGAGAAATGGTGGAGCCGTATCGAAATAATAAAGTAGTTAACAATTAAAAAATTATGCCAATACCTGTAGCAATAGCGGCAGCATTAATCACAACGGCAGGTAGTACGGCTGTAGGTGGTTTAGATGTTGTCTCAAAACGAAAACTCGAAAAAAACCTTGCTAAATTAAACGCTGCGGAGGCCGAGGCTCTTCAAAAGCAATTAGCAAAAGAAAAGGATGCTCAAACCAAATTGATTTTACTGCAGGATGCTGCGGATAAAGCGCAAAAAAGAAGCACGACGAATATAATTATTGGCTCTGCAATCGGCTTAATTGGCTTGATTGCGGCAATTATTGCATTAAAAAACAAAAAGTAATGGAGTTTTCAAAAGAAGTAAAAAACGCGGTCATCATTGCAGTTGCGACAATTACTTTATATGTGCTGTTGAAACCAAAGAAAAATAGTCTTAGCAAGCCTATGAAGGCGACTAAAGACGAACTGAGTCAAAAGCAAAATGCTCGAACCATTTTGGATGCTTACTTAAATGCAGTTGATGCAAAAGAATCATCAACAGCACTACAGAAATTGAACGCAATTTTTGCGGACGAATATTCAATGAAGGTGTATAAAACAAAGAGTGGCAGTTATGTAGCGCGAACCTTAGACGGTAAAGATGTATTAGTAGCAAAATAATGGCCACGTTCAATCCAATCATAACGACATATCCAAATGACGCAATCAGAGTTACAAGCGCGTCTGATATTAGTTATGAAACGGTGAACGCAAGTGTGGGTACGGGTTACTATTATGATTTCAAAAGTTTTTATCAATTTTCATCGGTCTTAGAGCAACTTCTTGAACCCATATACTTGCTGAAATTTAGTAAACAGGGTGACAGGAATGTTTACTATATGAATAATACAATTGACCCATATCAGGGTACATCGGCATTGTCTATAGATACCGAATTTCTTGATTACAGGTTTGATTCAAACAACGCTTTCATCCCAAGAATTCTTGGAAATACAACCTTGTTTTATCGCTTCGATATTCACGAATTAAGTAATGAAGATTTATTGACAAGGGGAGAAAGTAATTTTGGAATGATAGATTTTTACGAAGATTACGAAATAGATTTCTGATGCCCGCCAAAAAAATGATATTAAATATTGAAAACCATACGCCCTATCCCGCGTATATTTCTCTTTTAGGTGGTCTTCAGGACCCAAACCAATATAATATCAATGCTCAAACAGAATATTTGTATGATATCGGTAACTACAATTGGGCGACATCAAGCATATGGACTTTACAATTCAAAAGGGTTGGAGCATCGACTTTCAGTGTACAACAGGGGCCTACAAACGGAAGTTCACAGGCATTTTTGATAAATTTAAATCTTTCAAGTTTAGGGTTGTTCAATACGCTTAGAGTGAGTTCAACCATATTTCTTCTGTACACTTTCAATGATTACTACGAGTTTGGTACACTTACAATAAACTAAAAACCACCCCGAAAGGTGGTTTACAGTCTGAAGGAACAGTCACTTCTCAATAGAATCTTTAAAATCGTCGAATTCAAAATACTTTAATATTTTGCAACAACGACACGAATTTAGTGTCAATCATCTGTATAAGCAAGTTTTGCATAAAGGCCCTTTTTTGTGGGCTTTTTGTCGTTTATAATGATGACTCTTTCTTCATCATCAAGGGTCAAAACTGCACCTCCTTCAACTTGGTCGTCAAAACTTAAAGCCCTTGAACCCAAGGAGTCTTTTGGCAGTAGTTTAGACAACTGTTTCAACACGATTTTCTTTAGCATCCAAAATTGACTGTCTTTTGCGTCATTGAAATACAGTTCGTTTCTATTTTGAAGATTCTCCACAATCGTTTCCAATTCTTTCTTAGACATCACCTTGAAGACCTTTTCTTCATCGCGCGTTTTGACCATCGCGTAAATGTGAGTTAAAGAAATCGATGTTCTCAAATCGTCTTTGGGTTTGTGACGTAGAATTGGGTCAAGTCCAAGTTCATAATCGAAGTCATCCGCCTCGTGCACAGACTCACACCAAATTGATTTTACGCCATTATTTCGCATCAAGAGTGTGATTACACCTTTGTAGCCTAAAATAGGCTTAATTTGGCCCTTGTAGGGCAAAAAGAAAAACTCTCCGACTGATGGATTGGGGCTCAAACCCAATTCTGCACAATGAATGATTGCCGCAAACAGGTTGCGAGGATTTTTTTGGAATGCAAACAGCATTTCTTCATTTCTCCTGACTTCAGTTAAAACAACTTGTTTGAACTGAGCGGGCGATATGGAATGATTTTTCAACAAATCGACCAATACCTTTTGTTCAAAAGTGTCGAGTTGAATACTAAATTTTGTTAAAAGGGCGTTATCCATTGGTTTTTTATTTTGATTTAATTAGGGTTAGGGCTTCTTTCATCATCCTGACTTTTTTCAAATCTGAGGGCGTGTAGCCGTGTATGTCAAGCAACCTATTAAAAGTTGCTATTCTCTGTTCAATCAGAATTACAGATTCGTCTTTGGTGTGATTTGGAAGCAACTCATTTACAATTTCAATAGCATCTTTTGCTTCGGGAAAAGGAATAAAGGTTTCGTACATTATGGTTTTGGATTGATGTCAACAAGTGATTTCTGACCTATGTGAATGAATAAATTTTCTTTGGTTAAAATTTGTTGTCTGTTTGGATATTCATCGGCAAATTTCAATTCCCATCCGTGGTCTTTGTGAAATATTTTGTTCTCAAAAACGCGTCTGCGAAAAATTGAAGGGTTGTTACCATAATTGTTCATTTTTACCTCTTGCCATTTTAAAAATCCATTTTGCATTTCATAAAAGTGCCTGTAATTTTTTGGGAAAGGGTTTTTCCAATAATATTCATTCAAAGAAGTTTCTGACTTGATTTCGTCGGATTGAATTTCAAATACCTGAGAGAACATAATTTGGTCAAATGCGGAATGCTTTTTCAAATAATTGATGTGTTTGCCTAAATCGAGGGGTTTCACTGATTCCCAATCGTCTTCAAGCAAAAATACAAATTCGCTTGGTCCCATTAGGTGTTTAATCATATTGAACTTATCTACATAATCAAATTGACCATCACTGTTAAAAGTTACTACGTGCGCTTTTTTACCGAACAAGGCATCCAAATACAATTCCATTTTATATCGCTCCTCAGAAGTACTTCGGTCATCCAAAACCCAAACCTCATTGAACATAGTCCTGTAGTTTGGATTGTGTTTCTGAAGAGATTTCAGTGTGCGCAGGAAATAGTCAAAACGTCTGCCTGATGAAATTATCAAATTAGGGGCCACGTGAGGCTCGTAATTGATGTAATAGCCATATTCGTCATCTCCATACAATAACTTCAAATTAGGATACCTATTGGCCATAACTTCAGGTGTTAAATCAGGTTGATGGTGAGTCTCATAAATGTTTCCCTCATATTCGCCCCTGTGCTCCAAATATGGAACAGCCACCAAGCATTTAATATTGTAGGTTTCTATTGTACCCATCAACAAAGTTGCATCAGATGGTGTGAGATGCTCAAGTATGTCGCCTAAAATGATGTAATCATACATCAAAATGTTAACGGTCATAATACTTTGCTGATAAATGGTATTGTATTTTGCTGCAAGGTTAAATTGAGGAATGTAGGGGTCCCAAATTTCCACTGCGTCCATTGGAATTTTTAAAAGGTCCGCATAGGTTCCTGAGCCCGCTCCAACGTCAAGGACGCGGGGATTAGAGGTGTTCTGTAGTTCTAAGAGAATGTGCTCTCGAACATTGTGTTTGAATTTGTTATTTGAATAGGGCATTTTAGTAGAATACTTGTTTGATTTTAGGTAAAAGGGCTCTTTGTTCGCAAGTTTCATTTAGGTGGCACTTGTTACACCTTTTGAGTTCGGGATATGCTTTCCAACCGTTTGGAGATTTCATTTCTCTTTTTAGTGCTTGAGAAACATTTTTGACTCCCTCCAAGTGTTCCATTTCTTTGCTTGGGTCTACCAAAACTTCAAAAATTCGGACATCCATTGGGTCCTTGGTATTGAATACAAAAAAGTAAAAAGGCACATCATCTGTCTTGAATTTTTCTTTAGCAATAATTTTGTAGTGAACGGCTTGGGTTAATATTTTTTCCTTCTGTTCAAGGAAGTCTTCGTGCCAACCCAATTCATTCCATTTGTCATCCACTAAACCTGAGTATTTAAGGTCAATGATACACTTTTTACCATTCCATTTTGCAATAATATCGGTGGTGCAAGACATATTCAATTTTGTGCTCACCAACTTTTTGCCAAAACTCAGCATTTTAATGTTCATTGCTTTTAAAAGGGCTCTACAAAAAATGGCACTTTGATTGGCGCGTTCATAATCTTCTGACAACCTTTCTTTTGCTGTCCCTTTGTAAACCGTATCGGGTTCGGGTGGTGTTCCGTCACCATAAGCGGGAAGACCTCCTGTGGCCATATATTCAAAATATTGACCAAGTTTCATTGCTTTGGTCGGCACAGATTGAATACCATCGAGGTATTTTGCTTTCACAACTAAGCCACATTCTTCTTTCACCCGATATTCGGCAAAAGACTTCATAAAAGATTGACTAATTTTCATTTGGTGTATGTTTTAAAAAAAAGGTTTTAAAAAATGATTCACTCACGGCCATTTGGATTAAGACAAGATTGCTCCAATTTATTGCAGCATAAAATTTGCCTTCTTTTTTTCTCAGCAGTATATCGAAACGTCGGCATACAAAATATTTGCTCTCGTCTGTCAGTGACAATGCTTTAGTGAAATAATCCTCTACACTGTTTTCCATAAATGCAAAATGTCATTGAGGGTTTGTCCCTGATTTAATACATAACAATTAGACTCAAGTTGTCTTTCAATTAACCAATCGTTCCAATTATCCATTACAAGTTGTATTAGGCTCATCGGAGACCCACGACGTTCCATCCGCTTATAATATTCTTTTTTGCAGTTCAGAGCGGGTACTACTATAGAAAAATCAATAAAGTTTTCTTGTAAACACTGACGAACATTTTCGTGACTACTGACAAATACAAAGTCAAGAAAATCGTGTTTCATTTGAAATTTAATGTGGTCAATATAGTTTTGAGGAAAATCAGGATTTGGCATTCTTGAGCCACTATGAGTCATAAGAAAATCTCCATTAGGGTCCGTAAGCCAATTCCATTGACTTGAATCAAGGTCAACACACATAAAATTAGAATTGCGCGCTGCATAAGTTTTTCCAATCGCAGGAAAGCCTGAAATTACTTTTGTAGCCATAAAAAATTACGGGTGTTAAAATTTAATTCGTAGTTTTTGATTTCCTGATACCGTGGCTTGTTTTCTTCAACGAATTCCATTTCAAGCAATTTAACATAACTATCAAGCCAAAACCTTGCTTCTTTCAAAGAATCAAAACCATAATCAGGTTGCCTTTGAAGCGGAAACCAAAAGAGATTAAAAAATTTTCTGTCAATTGCATACCCGCCTTGCGAAAATTCGCGAATTCGAAATTGTAGTTTTTTTGTTTTCATATATTAGTTGTTAGTTGTTTTTTTTGACCAACCCCGTCCATCCCACATCACTTGACCTGTCTTTGTTTCTTTCACGCTTACATCAGCCACAAGGGTCTCAGAAGTCTCCCGTAACAAATTGGTAAGGATGTACCCTTTTTCTTTGAAATTAGGGTCATTGCAAACCTGTTCAAGCACTTTCCTTGCAGTATGCTTACTCTTTGCTTCGACGCTTATAGGCTTATCGATATCAAGAAAGTAATACTTGTAGATTTTCATTAATTTCGAAGTGATTTACTGCAATGGTAAGTCGTGTGCAAAAGGGGAGTTTTGCCAACTGACTCCCCTTTTATTTTTGACCGTATCCTAAATCTTTTTTAACAGTCCTTTTATGTTTTTGACGTGATACCCATTCGTCACCGCGCAAATGCGGGTTTTCTTCTTGGACCTTTTGCCATTGACGTGCTATTGACGCTTGGTGTTCAAAAGTGCCCTTGGAATAAAGGCTGAAAAACTGTTTTGCGCTCAGTAATTCAAAGTCAATCTTATTTTTAGGTGCATCTATATGATACCAATAATTACAAGTTGTTCGGAGCAAGTTGTCACGGAGACTTGGGTCTTGTTCTAACAACACCTTTACGTTGTGTTTTACATCACCGCGTTTGCCATTTATTTTAAAATGCTGTTTCATATATCAGTATTTTGGATTTCGTAAAATTGAATGGCATTTTTGATTGTTTCAAAAATCTGTCTGTGAGATTGAGACTCGCCCTCGCTGTCACAGCCAACAATCAAACCATTGTTGAAAAAAGGACCATAAACATTTCCTTTGGCGGCTTGAAAAGAAAATGCTCCTTTAACGTAGCCATCGCCCTTGATAAGACTTTCTTCGTCTACAAAGCAAGTGTCCATATGAGATTTTGATTCAACAGCGGAAACGATTGGTAAGTAAAAACCTTTTTCAATCATTTCGCATTCAAGGCCCATCGCATCATACATAGATTGTAGACCACCTTCGATTTCGACTTCGTAAACAGTCCTGCTTACTACGTCAATTTTTATGCATTTCATAATTTTATCCATTGTCCTTTTTAGTAGCGTTCATCAATATTGCAATCCTTGCAGGTAGAACAAATTCCATATTACAAGAATCGCAACACTTACCTAATACGTTTAATGGAAACGCATTGTTTCCATAGCCCACAAATAGCACACGGCAAATCGGGCATTTTTTTAGAGAGTTTCCCATTGTTTTCATTTTTGACAATTCAATATTACAAACGAAAACTTATTTTGCAAAATAATTTTTGTGAATGGATTAAAATTTTATTGAAAAGGGCAAAAAAGCCTTTTCGGGCTCCAAATACTTCTTCAATTCGTTATAAACGACAATTGCTGTTGGACGGTCTGAAGCCATTTTTTTGCCTTTAAAGAACATAAATGCTTGCTGTTTAGAGGTATCCATACAGCCAAAACAAAAAGTCCGTTTACTTGGCGGGTAAGTTTCCATCAGATAAGGCTGTAGAGTCGCAAACTCCTGACCATTCTCAAGATAGTTGTGATAAGTAAAGTAGTATCCATTGAGGCACACTTCTTTAAAATTTTGGTTATCAAATATTTTTCGATTTCGCTCAAGGACATTGTATCCTTGATTTGTCATATAATCCAACATCGTTTCGTCGTCCAAGACTTTTTCGAAGCGCATAGGTGTAAGTTGTAAATTCATATTTTTTAATATTCTAACTGTTTGTAGGAAAACTGCTCGGCATCCAAGTATTCGTAAACTTTACGACGGTTCTCGACGGTGTCGCGATAATAAATGCAATCGGTTCGGTAAGCCTCAAAATCATTCTCGAGGATTTCGGCAATCGCTGACATCATTTCAAAACACTTGTACCGAATACCACGGTAAAGCAAATTAACTCTTGGGTCTTCGCTTGGAATTACAATTGGGTTCTTTTGTTTGATACCATTTTGAAATTCGTGATAAGCAACACTTCTACCCAATACTGCAAGGGCGGCCAAGCGAATAACTTTCCAATCGTTCCCCTGAGCCTTTTTGTAAGTGTTGTCACTGATTATCCCAAGTTTGTGGGCAATAACCCAATAGGCACTATTGATATCCGTGCCCGTGATTACTCCATACGATGCATCATAATCATAATTGGTTTGATTCACGGGATATTTATCGGGCACTTTCCAATTTGGGTTTTGCTGTAAAAACCTCATTGCATCATTTTTGACCAATTTGAAAATGAACAATTTGTTTGCAGGAAAACTTTTTGTATCACGACTCTTATAAATCGTTTCTACACCTTGGTAGACAATTTGAGTCATAAATTTCGTTTCCCTGTAAACAAAGTTCTCACCCATCTTAACCAAACGGTTGAAAACGGATTTGGGATTTGCACTTGGTTGAAAACGACTTTCAATAATTCCAAATGTTTCGCTCTTTTTTGCCATTGTGAATCACGAAATTAAGCAAACAAAAATTATTTCCAAAAATAATTTATCAAATTGTTCCACCACGTTTGAATTTGTCAATTGCGGCTGTGGTTTGTGCAATAATCGAAGCCCGTTCTGCTAAGTATTGTTTCTTCGTCAGAATCTTTGCATCATACAGTCCTTTTGAATCAGCCAATAAACGCTCTTGACGGTCAAGGGCCTTTTGAATGTTTTCTGCACGACGCTTATCGAATTTGGGCTCGGCTTTTTTCTGAGGTTCTTTTTTGATTGGTTCCTCTTTAGGTGCAACTTTTACTGTGGGTCTTTCTCGGCCACGAATGTCTTTTTTACGAGCCTTTTCCCTTTTTTGCTTGGCAAGTTCTTTTCGACGTTTTACGATTTCCCTCCGTCGCGACCTACGCTCCTCCAATGTTTCTTCCGAAAGGACCATCGGTTGCGCCTCTTCAAAAGTTTCCGAAGGTATGATTTGCTGTCCACCGACATAAATGGTAAACTGAATGAAATAAGAATCAGGTCTGCCATCGTCTTGCATATTTGGACGTACTCTAACCTCTCCCTCCCAATAAGGCTCACTTTCATTTTCAGGCATTTCGCCCTGAATGTAGTCACGAACACTTTCAACGATTTCGTTTAAGCCACTACCCTCATAGGTGTATTCGCTCAGTTCTATAATTCCCGTGCTACCGTATTCACCCGCGTTAACTTCAAACCGTAGATTTTTACCTCCTGTTTCTGCAGTCAAGTCAACATCAATAAAATTGTCAAGGTCAAACCAAAAAACACCACTTAATAAAGTGATTGGAATACTTAATGGATTGACGAAATCTCCGACATTGATTACACCCGACCCTGTCAAAGCGCGGTCTACTGATTCACGGATATCAGCAATTTTGACCTCTCGGCTGCTCAAGCCTTTGTATTCAGGGTAAATTTTTTCTTTAATGAAGGCCGTAAGTTCTTTGCCTTTTAAAGGTTTTTCCTGTTTTTCAAGTTCTTTGGAAACAGTCTTTCTGACCTTTTGATAGAGACGGGAGGCCCTCGAAATTTTTCGTCGAGTTTCCTGAGTTACTTTTTTTTTCTTGTTAGCCATTAGTGAAGGGATGCGAAGGTATATGATGTTGAATTTGCAAGCAAATAAATTTTTACACTATAGTCTTAGGCCCTGTAATTACGCGGGTTTATACTCTAATGTACCTTGTTCGTCAATATCTACATCTACAAGCATTATGACCAATCGTTTTGCGGGGTTTCTACTGTCTTGAAATACGACGGGCCTGTCTTTAGAAAACAGTAAACTCACGGACATATCCTTAGGGTTGCTTATTGTCTCGGTCCAAGGATTTGACATTACTTCAAAAAATTCTTCGTTTCCAAGTGTGATTTTAAATGCGGTATGTTTCATATTATGTATTTTTGCGTGTTATCCATTGTGATTTAGGGGTGGTCATTGCTCAATTTGGCCGCCCCTTTTCGTTGCAAATATGAATAGAATCCCGACCATTTGGTTTCACAATTTGGTCAATGAATAGTTTTCTTTGTAAGTGTTATATTTGTAAGTAAATGAAGGTGAACCGTTTTACCCTGATTGTGATTTCTGCCTTTTCGGTAGGGGTTCTTTATGCTTTGGGTAAAAGCCCTAAAAAATTTAATCCCCTTGGCAAGAAGGCAATTTTTGTTGGTGACTCACATACAGCGGGTTTTGGATGGGGATGGCAAGACGCACTCGCCAAAAAATATGGATTCACCATTCAGCAAAATTTAAGTAAGGGTGGATACCGAACTGACCAATTGCTACCGATTCTTCAAGACTACCTCAAAACAGCAAAGGGTGCGGAAATCTTATTTATCTATGCAGGGGCAAATGATAATTTCAGTTTGGTACAAAATCAAAAAGCAACTCAGAATGTACAGAAAATGGTGGATGCAGGGCGTAATGCAGGCATTGACAATATCTATGTAATTTCAGGATACAGGTCAAGCAAGGTCATTTATGATTTGAAGAGGTATGGTGACTACATTGAAAAGAGTGATGCATACAAAGAGGGGCTCGCAAAAAATATCAAAAACGCTGTAGTGGTTCCAATTTGGGAAGAAGCGGATTACAAAATGAGCACTGATTCATTACACCTTATCCAATCGGCCCAAAAGAAATTTGCTGATTATATCGGGGCGCAAATATTTAAAGACACCAAATGAAATTAACCGAAACTGATAAAAAAATCATTTTGATTGTGGCGGCCCTCTTTGGGGTTGTAGTTGCTGTTAACGTATCAGCGGCTCCATCAAATCGAAAAGCAAAAAGCAAATGGAGGTTTTCAAAATACCCTCTCCTTTGGGATACAGTTTTGCGCGGTGAGGCAAAAACTTGGAATGATTACAACTTCTATACTTCAAAGTTGAATTCACGGGTGAATGCAAAAGACACGTTACCCTTTTCAAGCAAATTACTCACACAAATGACCATAGGAAAGGTTATTGAATACCAAAGTATGTCGAGGTCAGGTAAAGGGCAATTGTGGGCAACAGGGCACTTTCAAATCATTCCATCAACTCTGAAATCAATGTATGGAAAAGCGCGGTTAAATCTTGATTCAATTTACAATGAACAGAACCAAACCAAAATTGCTGATGCGCTAATCGATGCTGAAAGCACTTTGCCGAAGTATTTGAATGGTAAAATTGACGACACCGATGTTAATTTGAAAAAGGCTGCGCTTGACATTGCAACAGTTTGGTCAAGCATAGGAGTACCTTATGCTCTTACAAATTATAAAGGTGTGTATCGTCCATACAATGCATCGTATTATGGAGGCGATAAGGCAAGTGTCAGCACCGAAGTCGTTCAAAAAGTTTTACGTGAACAACGTAAAGCACTACAAGGTTAATCGAAATCGGTCATTATAAATATTGGGTATTCATCATCGTTACGAAGTGAACCCAACACATTGAAATCGAAGTGTTCAATAGCGTCTTCAAGAGTCATACCATCGTCTTCTACCAATGTTTGAATTGCTAAGTCATAATCATAAATCAAACGATAGTGTTGCAAGTCAACACCAATAACAGCCTTGTCAAAACCATCAGCCTTGAGAAATTCCACGTCGGGATACGTCTCGATAATTTGTTCTAATTTGTTGTTCATACAGCGTAATTTGGGCGTAAAGTAAAGAAAAAAAATTGATTAATCCATTAACTATATTTGTATTATGAATAAAAAAGAAATCATACTTATAGCCGCAGCCGCTACAGGATTATACTTGGTGCTTCGTGGATTGAAAAAAAATAATCCAAAAGGTCTTGGAGAAGAGTTTAAGAATGCTATCGGGGATGTATTCAAGAAAAAGAAGACTTTTGGTCAACGCGCGAATGCAACGCGATGCGAAACCAATCTTGAGCGGTTAGGTCGTTTGTTTCCGAATGAGGACCAATACAATGCTGAAGTGGGAAAAGCATATCAGACCCAAGGCTCTAATTTTAACTCTTGGGCAAAATCTGACGCTAAACCTTGTTTTGTAGTTGGTGCGGACCAAGGAGGTCTTCAAGGCGGGGTAAATAACTTCACTGCAAATGATGATTTCTTTAACGGCAACGGCTGTAAAAAGCCTATGAAGTCGGCATACAATAATTACATCGGCTCAGATGGACAAGGAACTTACTTCAATGCACACGGGGATATGTCGTTAGACAATCTTGTACGTTCATACAAAAGACCATAATGATGAATTTTGAAAATTTAAAAAAGAACACAACAGCAATTATTGCAATAATTATCCTGACTTTAAGTTATGCAATTTTATTCAGCATAATTTTTTGGGATTTTCCAACAGACCAAAAAGATATATATTTTACTATCGCAGGCGGGGTTACATCTATCGTGACTATGATAGTTTCATATTATTTTGGGTCAAGTAAAAATCAAAACGACGAAAAATGAAATTTGACCAATCAAAAATCGAAAAGACCCTAAAGAATAAAGCATATGCGTATTTCGAAAATGGGGAGTACAATTTGAATATCGTAGGTATTCGGAATTCAGACACAGGTAAGCGAGTGACCAATCAATTTGATGATTGGATGACAATTTCTTACAAAGAGAATGGAGTTTGGAAATATTTAGAGTGGCCTTGCACCGTAGACAATGGTGATGGTAGTGCGCGTCTCGTAGAAGGGCAATATCGAGGTTCATTCACCATTGGATTGCACCAAGGGAAATACAAGGCATTGAAGCAATGTAAGCCTCTGAAAGTTTACAGAGATTGGAACTTGAAAGATGGGACTTATGATGAAAGCAAAATTTATGATGATGTCGCAGGATTAAACATTCACAAAGCAGGAGCAGATAGCCAACAGGTTAACAATTGGAGTGAGGGATGTCAAGTCTTTAAGAAATCAGCGAATTTTGATGAATTTATGAAAATTATTGACCTATCAGTACCGTTGCACGGCAAAATTTTCACCTACACCTTGATAAACAGTAATGACATAAATATTGCAAATACCCCAATAGTTTAAATTATGACAGCGGCAAAAAAAGTAAGTGCTAACACCTTGCCTGTTAGTTTTGACCAATTTAGAAAAAACCCTGTGGCAGCAGTCGCATTTTGTATGCTTGCGGCAGTAGGCTATCTTTATTACGATTTGAGAAATGGCTATAAAGACCAAATAGACTCTTCAAACAAAAAAATCGATAATTTGGATGTGAAAATTGACAAATTAGGTAGTGCATTAAAAAAGTCAGATTCTGCGCTTAGTGCAGCAATAACTGAATTAAGAATTATTAACACAATGAAAAAATTATGAAAAAGACATTAGTAATTTTTGGATTATTATTTATTTTCTTGGAAGTGTTTCAACCATTAGGGGCTATCAACGCCCCTAAAGTTGATGAATTAGAGACTATGCTAAAGAAAATTGAAAACAACTTGAAAAGTGCCTCACAGGTAACATCTTTGGCCAAAGCGAAGGGTGAAAAGTTGGTTGCAAGTAAAGTTCAAGAAAAAAACGAATTGAAGAAAAGCGTTCAAAAACTCACTGAAAAGGTTGAAATTTTTGCTGTGAAAATGACTGAAGCAGGAATAGATACCGCTACAAAAACTGATAATTTTAGATACGAAGGCCCATTGTACGAAGAGTGGCTTGAATATCAAAAAAATGGAGGCGAATCTGATTTCGAATACTACAGACTATACAAAAAATGAAATTGATAAAAGCATTTATCATTCTGTTGACGTTAACAGGATGTTCGGCAAAATGGCACTTGAATCAAGCAATAAAGAAAAATCCCGCGATGGCGCAAATTAGCGTCTACGGGATTGATACTATTTTTGTTCGGGATAGTATTTTGATGACAGACACGTTTACCACGACAGAAGTCGATACAGTGACTATAACCAAGGATGGGGTGACAACTGTTGTTTACCGTGACCACGATGTTATTCGCGTCAGGACAATTGTAAAGGCTGATACTATTCGCTACACAAAGACAATTACCCTACCACCACAAATCAAATTTATTGATAGAAAAAAAGGCTACGAGAAGTATGCTCCTTATTTGGGTTTTTTACTTCTGATTCTTTTGATGATTTCGATTCTAAAAAACACACGGAGGGGTTGGTGATGTCTTTAATTAAGAACAAGGATTACTTTATCATCGGTTGCTTAGGAAAGGCTCAAAGAGAACCTATTCGCCAATGGATGAAAGACAATAACAAAACTTCACCCGTAGTTCCTGAAGAGGGACCAAATGCAAATGATTGCATTACTTTGGTGGATTATAAAGATTGGATAAAAACTCAGCAATGGCCAAATGGATATCCAACGTAATGTAGTAAATATTTACTAAGTATCCCGAAAATCACGGTGCGTTAGTAGAGGCCTTTTATGATGAAATTTATCACGGCCACGAATACGACAGGTATTTCAAAATTCAACCACACGACATTGTTATTGATTGCGGAGGCTTTGTAGGCCTTTTTACCAATTATGCGCTATCTCAGGGCGCGAGTACCGTTATCACCGTAGAGTGCGAACCTGAGTATTGGAAATGCTTGATTAAAAATGTCAAGTCGTATGACGCTCAAGTAATATTTGGGCGCGTGTTTCAAGACGACATACCAACTACGAATCCTGATGTGGCTCCATCATATTCAATTGAAGGAATAATGAATCTGAAAAATCTACCTAAGGTCGATATGGTGAAGATGGATATTGAAGGAGCAGAATGGGGCGTTTTAATTAATATGGATGATGATGTGATGAAGCGGGTGGACAGATGGGCGATTGAAGTGCATTTGGAGTGGAGTCAGAATGACACGGTGTGGGCAGGTCACGGTAGAGACTTTGACGGGCACCTTTTAAGCAAACTTGTTTTCGTGATGGAGAAATTCTCCAAGAATGGATTCAAAGTCAATTATGAGCAGATACACAAGAGTTGCAGACTTGCAATGTTGTATGCATACAAATAAGATTTAGTGTTTAGTTTCCGCAAAAATATGGCCCCTGTGGGGCCTTTTTTTGTTTAATGGGTACTTGTACCCCATTTACCCCTTTTCCTTTCCCTGAGGGCCTCCTTTTCACTATTAGGCCTAACCCTGTTATTCCCCATTTTCTGTAAAAACCGCAC